GAGGGTAGATATCTATATGATGTTAATGTAAGTTCTGGTTCTACTTTCTTTAAAATTATAGAGGGTAATGTGCTTGTCAGAACAGGTATTTCAACTTAGAGGTGAAGAATGGCCCAACCAAGTTCGAGAGAAGGTTTAATAGATTACGCAAAGAGACAGCTTGGATTTCCTGTCTTGGAAATTAATGTCGCAGACGAACAGTTTCAAGATCTATTAGATGATGCAATTCAAGTATATCAAGAGAGACATTACGATGGTATCGTAAGAATGTACTTGAAATATAAAATTACTCAAGAGGATATTGATAGAGGAGAAGCAAGAGGGGGAGAAAAAAATGCTGGAATTACAACAACAACTGGAACATCAACAGTAGGATTAACTACAAGTTTTAATTTTGAAGAGAATCAAAACTACTTACAAATGCCTCCATCTGTAATTGGAGTGAATCAAATATTTAAACTTAGATCAGATACAGTTTATGATGGTTTATTTAATATCAAGTATCAGTTATTTTTAAATGATTTATATCAGTTTGGATCGATTGATCTTCTTCAGTATTCAATGGTTCAAACTTATCTTGAGGACATTACTTTCTTATTAAATCCAGATATGAAGTTTAGATTTAATATTCGTCAAGACAGATTATATATTGACACGGATTTTAAAACCATTAATGTTGGTGATCATTTTGTAATTGATTGTTTCCGAATTTTAGATCCCAATGATTTCACTCAAGTTTATAATGATCAGTTTTTAAAGAGATATTTTACTGCGTTATGTAAAAAACAATGGGGACAGAACTTAATTAAATTTCAAGGTGTTCAATTGCCTGGCGGAATTCAATTGAATGGTCGTCAGATATATGATGATGGTGTAAAAGAGTTAGATGAAATTAGAGCTAAGATGTCAAGTGATTATGAAATGCCCCCACTTGACATGATTGGATAATGTTAAATCCGTTTTTTCTACAGGGTTCTCAGGGAGAACAAGGTTTAGTACAAGACTTAATTAATGAACAATTAAGGATGTACGGACTTGAGTGCCATTATATTCCTCGTAAATTGATGACATCAAGGACAATCATGAGAGAGGTGACTGAATCAAGATTTGATCAGGCATTTCCTCTTGAGGCATATTTGATGAATGTTGATGGTTATGCTGGACAAGGAGATATACTTTCCAAGTTTGGTGTTCGAGTTACAACTGAAGCTACATTTGTTATTTCCAGAGAAAGATTTGAAGAATCTGTTGCACCATTTTTAGAACAACAAGAGGATGACTATGAAATATCAAATCGTCCAAGAGAAGGAGATTTATTATTTTCACCATTAGGAAGTAAACTATTTGAAATCAAATATGTTGAATTTGAAAAACCAAACTATCAATTAAGAAAAAATTATACATATCAACTTACATGTGAAGTATTTGAATATGAAGATGAGGTTATCGATACCAACATTGAGAAAATTGATAAGGTTGTCCAGACAGATGGTTATGCTGCAAGACTAATTCTTGCTGGTATCGGTAGCACTGCAACTGCGACTACTACTCTAGCATTTGGTGCGGTTCAACAGATATTCTTACAGAATGATGGATTCGGATATGCTGCTGCACCAACCATAGGTATTACTACTTCGCCTGGCACAGATGCCACAGCTGTTGCAATCATGACAGAGAGATCTGGTATCGCAACTGCTAAATCTATCGACAGAATTCTTTTAATCAATCCTGGCAGTGGATATATCGGAATACCCACTGTAACCGTGCCAGGCACTGGTATAGCAACCGCTGGCATTACATCTCTAGGTTCTGTAGGTATTGTTACCATTACGTCTGGTGGATCAGGTTACACCACAACTCCAAATGTATCAATTTCTACCGCACCATCTGGAGGAACAGATGCAACTGCTGAAGCAGTTATGGTTGGTGGAACGATTCGATCTGTGAGAATTAGTAACGCTGGTGCTGGATATACTGTTGCACCAACAATCTCAATTGGTGTTGCATCAACCATCGCAGATGGTAATTATATCTTTAATGAAACTGTTCAAGTCTCTTCAAGTTCTGGTGAAACCGCAAGAGTTAAAGTATGGGATGCAAGTTCCAGAACTCTTGATGTCAGCATGCTGACTGCAATGCAATTCCAAGTTGGTGAAAGAATTACAGGTAATGAATCTGGTGCAGTTTATATCATTGAATCTGTGAGTTATGATCAACCAAATAGTTATCCAAATGATGAGTTCAAAGCAAATCAATATAATGATAATGCAAACTTTGAGACCGAAGCAGATGCCATTTTAGACTTCTCAGAAGGCAATCCGTTCGGAACATTCTAAATAGTTAGAAAGCTTTGATATGTTAGGTACTTACTTCTACCATGAAATATTAAGAAAGACGGTTATCGGATTCGGAACTCTCTTTAATAATATTAACATTCGACACAAGGATGCGAGTGGCACAAACTTCAGTGTCATGAAAGTTCCTTTGGCGTATGGGCCAATGCAGAAATTTTTGGCAAGAATTCAACAACAACCAGATTTAGAAAGAGAGATTGCAATAACTCTACCTCGTCTATCTTTTGAGATGCAAGGAATACAGTATGATCCAACTCGTAAAACAGGAATCGCACAAACATTTCTTGCAAAAGGTGGAACGACTGCAAAAAAAGTTTATATGCCCGTTCCATATAATGTCGCATTTGAACTCAGTATTATGGCTAAGTTAAGTGATGATGCATTACAAATATTAGAACAAATTGTTCCATATTTTCAACCATCATTTAATATTACAATCAATCTAATTGATTCGATTGGTGAAAAGAAAGATGTTCCAATTGTATTGGAGAGTATTAATTATAGTGATCAGTATGAGGGGAGTTTTGAAACTCGTCGAACGATTGTTTATACTTTAGGATTTACTGCAAAAACTTATCTATTTGGCCCTGTTGCAGATAATCCAGAGGGTCTTATCAAGAAAGTCGATGTTGATTACTACACTGATACAAATGTCAAAACTGCAAGACGTAATATTCGATATAGTGCGACACCAGCTGCAAAAGAAAATTATGATGGTGATGAGGCAACAGTTCTTGATGGTGCAATATCTGAGAAGGTCACTAAGTTTAAAGTGAGTGCAACCACAGATCTTGCTGCAAATCAGAGAATTATCATTGATAGTGAAATTATGAAAATTAGAAGTATTAGTGGTCAGAACGTAACGGTCTTCCGTGGTCACGATAACACGATTGTTGCAAAACATGAGCACAATGCACCAATCGGTGTTCTTAGCACTGCTGATGATGCACTTATTGAATTTGGTGATGATTTTGGATTTAATGAAACATCGTCATTCTTTACTGATGGTAAAGAGTTTAGTCCATCTCAAGGTATAGATATCTAGGAGAGTTATGAAAAATTTTGATTCTATCGAGGAAGCACTTAACGTTGATACTGAGGTCGTTGAAACTAATATTGAACCTCGAAAGAATCAACTTGAAAAAACTGATAAGAATGATGCTGATAAAGATTATGAATATTCAAGGGGTAATTTATATTCCTTAATCGAAAAAGGACAGGAAGCTGTGAATGGTATATTGGAATTAGCACAAGAATCTGATTCTGCAAGAGCATATGAAGTTGCTGCAACCACAATCAAAGCAGTTGCAGATACAACAGATAAACTTATTGATCTTCAACAAAAGATGAAGGATCTTGAACAAGATCCAAATAAAGGCCCTACAAATGTAACCAATGCATTATTCGTTGGTTCTACGGCAGAGTTATCAAAATTAATTAAGAAACAAAAAGAAGATGATAAATGAAATCACCAGAACTCACAGAATTTTTTAGTCTTCTCGGAAAGGCCAAGAAAGAAAAGAAAGAGGAGTTTGATAATCTTCTCAAGGATGCAGACATCAATCTAGATGTCTTAACTTCGACTGTGGTTACTGGTATTAAGGAAGCAAAGGTAAATGAAAAGAAACAAAAGAAGAAGGAAGAAAAATTAATTGAACAATTAGATTCGATAATAGATGTAATTGAAAATCCAAAAGAAGTAAAAGATATTACAGAACCAGCAGTCACTGTTGGAGTGCCTGAAGACTTTGATGTATCAAAATTAGAAGAAGATCCTATAACTGTTCAAGATTGGAATAATGGTGAAGACATCAAATTTACTGAAGTAGATGCAGTAAATATTATTGAACCAGAACCAATTAAGACACCAGAAATAAGTGATACTGTTGCACAGGCAATTAAGTTTATTGAAGAAACAAATATTAAAGAAGAGATTGAAAACTCAGATGAGACGAGTATTGATGATCTTAAGGGAGAAATTAAACAAGTCAGAGATATATTATACAAAGTTCTTGCACATGGGCCAGGGTCTGGTGAAGTTAATCTTTTAAAGCTTGATGATGTTGATGAGGATACTGCAAAGGTAGATGGTAAAGTTTTACAATATGATGCATCAAGTGGCAAATTTATAGGTGGTTCTTCTTCAGGT